ACAAAATACATCGTTATGGCAATCGCGCCATCTGTCTGTGCTATTGCGGCTGGCTATCTGGCGCTTCACGGCATCGACGCTTGGGGCTGGTTCCTGTTCGTCGCATTTTGGCTAGCACCATCGAGGGCAACATAAATGACCACACTCGAAGTTTGCTAAATATGCGACATTGCCGAGTGCAGCCACATCAAGGCGCGTCGGGCGTCAATAGACGCGCTTAGCCAATACGTGAAAACATAGGGTATTCGGATTTAGCGGTTGATTCCGGCCACCGGGCTGGCTGACCGAACAATCGCTTTCTTCGGATTCCCTGGTTGATGAAAAATATTTAGTTTTATACACACAAAATGCTTGACACCTAGTTTTGTGTGTATATAATTAAGTCCATGGATAGCACATCGCTACCAACCGCGCCTCGGGGACAACAGGGGCAGGAGAACAAAATGCAAGTTACTACCTACACCGTCAATGAACAGGGCCTGAACGAAATCAAGGAATTCCTGGCGGACAACCACAAGAAGGGCGGCGACCACTTCACCCGCGACATGTTGCTGGCCTGGGCTGCCGACGCTGAGTTCCAGCTTTCCGAAGGCAACCCCGCCACCATCGAAGTCAAGTCCTGGGACAGCATCCACGGCTACACGCAGGAATACCACATCAGCAACGCCGGCCTGGATGCCCAGGTCGTTGAAATCGACGAGTAACCCGACAGCCCCGGCACCCCGCCGGGGCTTCTTCATTGAGACAAACATGGTCAATCACCCGAACCGTGGCTGGCGTTCGCGCTGGTCCATCGACCTGGAATCCAGCACTGCAACGCACCGCGACGGCTGGGTCTTCAAGTTCTCCCCGGCGGATGGGGAGCCTGGCGTGTTCGACGGCGAATGCATCGAGCAGCCGTCACCGCTGACGCCAGAGCATATTGCCCAGGCCGCCCGTGTCGCCAGGGAGGCCGGAGACATCTACATCGAGGCCCGCAATGCCCGACACTAAACAGCCCCAGGAGAAGCGCCCTGTCGGTCGCCCAGCCGATGTCGGCGGCAAGCGCGTCCAGGTCTATCTGGATGCTGAAAGCCTCGCCATCGCGGCCAAGCTCGGCAATGGCAATGTCAGCGACGGCATCCGGAAGGCGCTCAAGCAAGCCGCAGAACGATGACGCCCAGCACGCTTCTGCATCCGTTGAAGCTCGATGTGGTCGGATTCCAGGAGGACGAACACGACTACCATTTCCGCGTCAAAGAGGGCGTTTTCTATGCCGTCTGCGGCCGACACTCTCAGCGCTGCATCACCCTCTATGATCGGTCAATCCTGCGCGAAGTCCGCCAAAGCCGCCGCTTTCGCATGCGCGTTTCAGGCAAGCGCGAAAGGGAAATCGCGAAATGACTATTACATCACTGGGAATTATGGGGTATAATAATACCGCTCAGTAACAACCAACCAAAACGCGGAGGGCGACATGAAAAAGACGAAGGGCAAAGGCGACAAAAAGTGCTGATCTGACGATGCAGCATCGAGACAAGGCAGGGAAATTCACGCAAGGGAATAGGTTCTGGCAGGCAAGGTCGTCTGCTGGACCTAAACCCATTTTTGCGGACCCCGAGCCACTATGGGCTGCATGTTGCGAATACTTCGAATGGGTAGAGACGCACCCGCTTCAAGAAGCCAAGGCGTTCTCGTACGAGGGGCAGATAACAGTCGCCAGCCTGCCAAAGATGCGCGCCATGACCATCGGCGGGCTGTGTGTGTTCCTCGATATCAACCGCGCGACGTGGAATGTTTGGCGGGAAAAGCGTCCCGATTTGTACGAAGTCATTACGCGGGCTGAGGAAATTATCTACCAGCAGAAGTTCGAAGGCGCATCCGCGGACCTGCTGAATTCCAATATTATTGCCCGCGATCTTGGCCTGACAGACAAGAAAGACCTCAGCGGCGCGCTCTCAGTCACCATAGCGGCGACAGATGCCGACCTATAGCCTCACCCCAAAGCAGCAGGAATTGCGCAGTCTGGCTTCGTCAGGAAAAACGCACGTCCTTTGCTATGGCGGATCGCGCTCTGGCAAGACGTTCGCGTTTTGTGACTTCATCGGCACACGCGCCATGAAAGCGCCAGGCTCACGGCATGCAATATTCCGCCGTCATGGTGTCGCGGTAAAGCAGTCCATCGGCAAGGACACATTCCCCAAAGCGTTCTCGCTCAAGTTTCCCGGAATTCCTCTGACATGGCATGAGCAGGACGGTTATTTCAGCCTGCCGAACGGATCTGAAATTTGGCTTGCTGGTCTGGACGACAAAGAGCGCGTCGACAAGATCCTAGGGCGTGAATTCGTGACACTCTATTTCAACGAAGCATCCGAAATTCCGCTGTCGTCCTATCTCGTCGCGCAAACACGCCTTGCTCAGAGCGTATCGCAGGTCGATGGCAGGCCGCTCAGCTTGAAAAGCTACGTTGACCTCAACCCAACGACCTCGGCGCACTGGACCTATCGCATGTGGATCGACGGGGTGAATCCAGACGGCGAAACCAAGGTCGATCTGTCCAAGTATTGCCACATGGTTATAAACCCGCTGGATAACGCGGAAAACCTGCCGGCGGAATACATCAGCAACCTACAGGCATTGCCAGAGCGCCAGCGCAAGCGGTTCTTCGACGGCCTCTATATGGCTGATGTTGAGAACGCACTTTGGCGGCGTGGCTTCATCAAGCGCACTCAGAACCTGCCAGACTTCGACAGGATTGTTGTGGCCGTTGATCCAGCTGTCTCAAGCGATGTTGGCTCCGATGAAACTGGCATCATGGTGGTTGCGCTAGGCACTGACGGTTACGGGTACGTTCTTGAGGATGGCAGCGACCGCATGCGTCCCGAGGAATGGGCGCGCAAAGCCATTGCTCTTTATGACAAGTACGACGCTGACCGGATCGTGGCCGAGGTCAACCAAGGCGGCGAGATGGTTGAGGCCACCATTCGCGCCCAAGCGCCGGGCCGCACCATTCCATATCGCGCCGTACACGCAACACGCGGCAAGGTCGTTCGCGCCGAGCCAATTGCCTCGCTCTATGAGTTGGGCAAGGTCTATCACGCCGACGAGTTCGGCAACCTCGAAGATCAGATGTGCGTCTTTACCACAGGCTTTGACCGCAAGGCGCAAGGCTGGTCACCTGACCGCGTTGACGCTCTGGTTTGGGGCCTGACCGACCTGTTCCCGCAGATGGTCAAGAAGAAAACGCCGGAAACCCCCATCCACATCCCGCCACGGCAAAGCCTCGGCGCATCGAGAAGGTTCTGACATGGCACGTAAGAGCAAAGAGGAGCGGCACTCCGAAATCCATGCCGAGGCGCTGCGGCAGTTCGAGGACAGCTATAACGCGACCATGGAGGATCGCGTAAAGGCGCTGGCCTGCCGACGGTTTGTCAATGTCCCCGGTGCCCAGTGGGATTGGGATGAGAACGACGACTTCAAGAACAAGATCAAGTTCGAGATTGACCATGTGTCGGGAGCCGTTCAGCGCATCAAGAACGAGTATCGCAAGAACCGCATCGCCGCGAAGTTCCTGCCCAAGGATGGTACGGAATCTGACGCTTTGGCGGATGCCTGCGCCGCTCGCTTCCGCGCCGACACGCAAGACGCATCTGGACGGGACGCCCGCGACAATGCCTTTGACTGCGCCGTTGAAGGTGGATTCGGTGGCGTCAGGTTGCGGGCAGAGGTCGAGAAGGGCGAACAGCAGCGCATTTGCCTTGAGCCGGTCTATGACCCGGAAATCAGCCTGTTCTTTGATGTGAACGCCAAGAAGAAAGACAAGTCGGACGCCTATCATGCGTTCTACGTCGAGCCATGGGCGCGTGCTGCTTTCATCAAGGAGTTTGGCAAGGAATGCGCTAACTGGCCGGAAGTCTACAAGGGCCAGTTCAAGTTCCCATGGTTCGGCAATGGGGCCGATCTGGTCTTTGTCGCTGAGTATTTTCTCAAGGAAGACACGACGGAAACCTATCGCGTCTTTGAGGGCTTCGGCGGTGATGTGCAGGAGTTCCTTGAGGACGAACTTGATGACGCCACGATTGAGGAACTGAAAGCAACCGGCTACGTGGAGACTGATCCGCGTGAGCAGGAAGTGCATCGCGTCTCAAAGTACGTGATGAACGGCGCCAAGGTTCTCAAAGGCCCGGAAATCATCCCAGGCCATGAAATCCCGCTCATCCCGCAGTATGGACACCGGACGGTTATCAACCGCGTTGAGCGCTTCAAGGGCCACGTTGCCAAGGCGATTGATGGGCAGATCGTCTATAACCTGCAAGTGTCAAAGGTTGCCGAGACTGCGGCATCGTCTGGAATCGAAAAGCCGGTGTTCCTCGCCGAGCAGATCGGCCGCCATGCTGACATGTGGCAGAACGACCACAAAGACAACAACGCATTCCTTGTGATTGATCCGGTTTATGATCAAGAAGGGAAGATGCTTCCTGCCGGCCCGGTGACCTTCACCAAGTCGCCAGAGGTGGCGCCAGCCGTCGCCGCGCTTGTCCAGATCATGAAGCAAGACATCAGCGACATGATGGGCAACCCTGAGAACACTGAGCAGGTGCAGCCGGACCTCAGCGGTGTCGCGATGGAACTGGCTCAGGGCCGCATGGACATGCAGTCCTATGGCTACATGGACAACGCTGCCGATACCGAGCGCCGCATTGCCGAGGTTTGGCAATCCATGGCGGCGGTTGTCTATTCCGCTGAGGTTGACACGAACAAGGGTCGCAAACTCAAGACGCTATCTGAGGACGGGAAGCGCGGCACTGTCGAGATTGGCAAGAAGATACTGGACCCCAAAACCGGCAAGGTCGCGGCGGAAATCGACTTCGGCCGCGCGGAATTCGATGTTGAAGCTGATGTGGGTCCGACATCTGCGTCCCGCCGTAGCGCCATCGTCCGCACGGTGACTGGCATCATGGGGCAAACGACCGATCCGGAAACGGTAACCATCCTGACGCACGTCGCAATGATGAACCTTGAGGCAGAGGGCATGCAGGACGTGCGTGACTACTCTCGCAAGCGGCTGCTCAAGATGGGCGTGGTCAAGCCGACGAAGGAAGAACAGGCCGAAATGGAGCAGGCAGCGCAGGCCGCACAAGGTCAGCAGCAGCCCGACCCGAACCTGATCCTTGCCGAGGCTATGGCCGGTGAATCCCAGGCCAAGGCACAGAAGGCTCAGGCGGACACCGTGAAGGCGTTGGCGCAAACGGAACTGACGAAGGCGCAGACCGCCGAAACTCTGGCGGGGATACCCATCGCGCAACAGGACGCGGCGGTAAGGACGGCAGAAAAAATAATGGCAGCAGAAGGACAGGCAGTAAATGCTGGACCAGCAACAGGACAGTGACACCACGTCCGAAGACGACACCGAACTCGACACGCAAGACACCCCAGAGGGCGAGGATACGCTTGAGGCAGACACTGCGGCTGAGGAAGCCGAACCGGAGCTATCCATTGTCATCGAAGGCGAGGCGGCCGACGAAGATGAAGACGTTCCCGATGAAGAACTGGGCGACAAAGGCAAGCGCGCTGTTCAGCGCCTTCGTGAGACGATCAAGGAAACCGCCCGCCGCGAGCGCGAAGCCAAGGCCAGGGTTGCCGAGCTAGAGGCCGAAAGGCAGACCAAGGCCGAGCCTATGGCGAAGCCCACGCTTGAGGGCTGTGGGTTTGACGAAGCCGCCTATGAGCAGCAGATGCGCGAGTATGTGAAGGCTGAGGAAGCCGAGACGCAGAAGCGCGAAGCCGCCAAGAGGGCAGAGGAAGCCGCGCAGGACGACTATCGGAAGCGGTTCGAGAAATACAACACCACCAAGGCCGCGCTGCGGGTGCAGGATTATGACAGCGCCGAGGACAAGGTGCGCGAGACACTCACCAAGGAACAACAGGCCATGCTGATCCGCAACCTCGATGACCCGGCAAAGGTCATCTATGCGCTTGGCAGGTCACCGAAGGCTCTGTCTGAACTCTCGGCCATCAAGGACCATGACCGGTTTGCATTCCGGCTGGCAAAACTCGAAGGGGAAGTCAAAGTGACCACAAAGACGCCGCCGACACCGGAAACCAAGCTGCGCGGCGGGGCAGGGGGCGTCCCAGTCGGCAACCTCAATCAGCAGCTTTCCAAGGCCCAGAAGGCGGCTGAGGAGACTGGAGATTATACGCAAGTGCTGGCTCTCAAGCGCCAAATTCGGGAAGCTGGCACTAAGGCTTGATATTTCTGCCTGTGGTGGTACTATGATACCGCCACAGGTCTCCGCAGCCTTCAATTGCGCGTATCGGCACAGCCCAAGCCCTGGTCATGGCTTGCGTACCCCCGATCAACGCAATCCTTGAAGGCTCATCATGGCAAACTCGCTGACAAAAGACCTCGAAATCATGTTCGAGAACCTCATTGAGGGTTTCGACGCTGCCTGCGTAATGTCGCGCGCCGTCGAAACGTCCTACCCGGACTCCACCTCCATGCAGCGCTCGAACGATGTGTTCTATCGCCCGCAGAACTACCGCACGTCCATCGTGACCGGTGTTGATATTTCCGGCCAGTCGGACACCGACATCATCCAGCGCCAAGTGCCGACCGTATTCCGCACCCCGGACAACGTTCGTTATTCGCTGAACTTCCTCGAGAACCGCGACCCCATCCATCTTGAACGCATGGGCAAGTCGGCCGCCATCGACCTCGCAGCCAACATCGAGGCCAACCTGCTTTCGACAGTCGCGTTGCAAGGCGCTATCGTCGTCAAGAAGGTCGGCGCGCTGACCTGGGATGACGGCGCTACCGCCGAAGCCCTGATGCTCTCGCGTGGTGTTCCGGCTGGCCGGGCGCGCAAGATGTTCCTGAACCCGTTCGACTTCAAGGACGTGGCGAAGGATCTGGGCAACCGGGCCTATATCGGTGATCTGGCGAAGGACGCCTACATTCGTTCGCAGGTTCCGAACATCGCGACGTTCGAGACGTTCCGCACGGATTCGCTCTACAACCTCGCGGCTGTCGGCACTGTGACCTCGACCGTTGTTTCGGGTAACCAGTCGTTCACACCCACCGCGATGACCGGCGACCTGCCGACCGACAACCGCCGCATGACGTTGACGGTTTCGGGTGCCAACATCGCCAACACCAAGAACGGTGACAGCTTCACCATTCAGGGCGTGAACGCGGTCCATAACATCGACAAGACCGACACCGGTCAGTTGATGACCTTCCGCATCGTCTCTGGTGGCGGCACGGCAAACCTCGTCATCACCCCGGCGATCATCATCACCGGTCCTTACAAGAACTGCTCGGCACAAGCGGCAAACACCGCCCCGCTGACGTTCCTGAACACGGTGACGAAGCCCGTGAACGCCTTCTTTGCAGATGGCGCTGTGACGCTCGATTTCGGTGACATCTCGGTGTTCAACGACAAGGGCGGCGTGACCTGGATGAAGGCCCGTACCAAGCAGGGTGTTCCGATTGCCATGGGTTACGAGCAGAACATGATGAAGGGCACCGTTTCGATCCGCTGTGTGACGCGCTACGCAACCACAGTGCTCGACCCGGAGATGACCGGCGTCATCATCGCCAACCAGACCTAAGTCTGGCGGAAAAGATGGGGCGGCTTCGGTCGCCCCTACTACCTTTCAGGGCGGTGTGGCATGGCTTGGACAAAACGCGACGTGATAAAGAAAGCCTATGCCGAGATTGGCAAGGCCAGTTATGACTTTGACCTGCAACCCGAAGAAATGCAGGATGCCCTTCAAAGCCTCGATGCAATGGTATCGGCTTGGGGCTTGAACTTCGGATATTCCGGGGGTGATGGTAAGGGCGATATTGATGCGGATACTGAGGTTCCGCAGTTCGCCTATGAGGCGCTTTACACCAACCTTGCGCTTCGCCTAGCGCCGGGGATGGGCAAGACGGTTTCCCCCGAGACCAAGACATTCGCCCGCCAAGGGCTGAACACCTTGCAGACCAATTCGCTGGCCGTTCGGCCGCGCAAGATCGGCGGTTATGCCGGAAGCGGATCGCGCTACCACAACCTGCCGGAAACCATTGACCCTCTGGCGTTTGGCCGGGATGGCAACCTTCAACTGGGTGATAGCTGATGATCAACGCATTGACCGCCGCAACCGCACTGCAAACTGACGATCAGCTTGCGCTTTATTCTCAGCAAATGGGGCAGGACAGCCGCGCGCCGCTATCGACGCTTCTTGCGTGGATGCAAGCGAACCTGACGTTTTCAGGTACGAACATGGCGCAGCAGTACGCGGCCCCGTCCGCCACTGGCTTCAGCGTCACCATCACCGTTCCGAATACATGGCTGATCCTGACGCCCGTTGCGGGTTATGCCGCAGGGACGATTGTTCTGCCGCTCAACCCGGCCAATGAACAGGACGTGATCGTAAACTGCACTCAGTCGGTGACCACCTTGACGGTGAGCGGCAACGGCAAGACCGTGACTGGCGCCCCAACAACTCTTGCGGCGAATGCGTTCTTCCATCTGCGTTTCGACGCAACTCTGAACGCCTGGTTCCGGATCGGGTAAATGGCAACGATACCGATCCTTTCCGGTATCTCGGCATCCGGGGCAGACTTCCGCAGCGCATATCCGGTCAATCTTGTCCCGGTTCCGAAGGTGCAGGGCATCTCGCAGGGCTATCTGAGGCCCGCCGAGGGCATTGTGGCTGTTGCCGATGGTGGCGGGGCGAACCGTGGCGGAACGCGCTGGCGCGACAAGCAATACCGCGTCATGGGCAACCGCTTCATCAGGGTCGATCAGGATGGGATGATCACTTTCATCGGTAACATCGCCGGAACGAACTGGGTCAGCTTCACGGAATCGTTCGACTATCTGGCGATTAACGGCGGCGGGAATATCTACCTGTACGACGGCGCTGTGCTTGCCCAAATCACAGATGTGGATCTGGGAACCTCCCTTGATGTCGAATGGATCAGCGGGTATTTTCTATCGACTGACGGAAGCTCGATTGTATCAACCGACATTGGCAACCCGTTTTCTGTGAACCCGCTGCGGTATGGGTCGTCAGAAATCAGCCCTGACCCCATCGTGTCCCTTATCAAGCTGCGGAACGAAGCCTATGCGCTGAACCGCTATACCATCGAGGTATTCGCGCTGAAAACCAACCCCGGATTGGAATTCCCCTTTGCGCGCATCGACGGGGCGCAGATCATGAAGGGCGTCATCGGGTCGCGGGCCTGCTGCGAATTCATGCAGGCGCTGGCGTTCCTTGGTGGTGGTGACAATGAACCTCCGGCCGTGTGGCTTGGCGGGGGCGGAGATGCCCGCAAGATTTCATCGCGTGAGATTGATGACGTTCTGCGCCTCTACCCCGATGATGATCTGGCAGACGTGGTTCTTGAAGCCAGAGCGGATCGAAGCCACCAGTTTCTCTACATCCACCTTCCCGACAAGACGCTGGTCTATGACGGTGAGGCGAGCGCAAGCATGGAGCAACCCGTGTGGTTTGTCCTGCAAAGCGGCGCAACCCCGGGCGGGTATCGGGCGCGCGGGATGGTCTGGTGTTACAACCGTTGGAACGTGGCCGACCCGTTTGGAACGAAAATCGGCTACCTCACGGATGACATTGGCTCGCACTACGGCGATCTATCGGTTTGGGAATTCACGACACCCATTGTCTACAATGCGGGCAAGGGCGTTCAGGTGCACGAGCTTGAGCTTGTCGCCCTGACAGGTGATGTGTCGATTGACGATGACCCGATCATTTCGAGCCAGTATTCGAACGATGGGGAGAGGTGGTCTCAGCCACGCTACATCCGGGCAGGGCGCAAGGGAGAACTGGCGAAGCGGCTTGTTTGGGACCGGCAGGGCACATTCACCAACTGGCGCATTCAGCGGTTCAGTGGTGACAGCCGCGCCCATATTGCGTTCGCCAGGCTAGAAGCCGAACTGGAGATGCTTGCGCGATGAGCCTCGAGAGCCTCAACCGCAACCCGCTCACCCGCATCTGTGACGCTGATCAGCGCGCCATCAGGTTCTTTGAGGGGCTTACGGAAACCGTTCAGGGATTGGAGGGGGGGAGGCAGACAGTCCCCACCCCTTCAGGGAGTACGATTGACCTGTCAGGGATTCCCGACTGGGCCAATGAAATCACCATCGCTTTCGATGGCCTGACGCTTTCCGGCGCAGCGAATGTTCTAGTGCAGCTTGGAACGGTATCCGGGCTGGAAATCACCGGGTATGCGTCCACGTCTCTGTTCACCAACGGCGGGGCCGTCGGGGCAGCGAACAGTGACGCCGGGTTTGTGATCTGGGCAACCGGCGGGGCTTTGCGAGGCGTCATGGTGCTGACCAGGTTTGCGGCCGATAATGCATGGCTGTCCACCCACTCAATCCGCACCAGCACGACCCAAGGCGCGCATGGCGCTGGCGGGGCTAAGGCCCTTGGCGGTGTGCTTACAAGCCTGACCATCTCGCAGACCGCAGCGGCCACTTTCACTGGTGGTCGAATTTCAGTCGGCTACCGCAGATAAACATCTTCACAACCGCTTGTTGGGGTAGTATGATACCTCTGCTGCGTATAGCCACCAGCAGGCATCCATTCTGCGACGGATGACCATGCGCTATACGGAATCCCTCAAATCAAGCTTCGAAAGGCTGAACCTCCCGGCTGATGCAGTCGAGTGGTTGCTCGACGTTTGGGAAGTCTGCCAGCTTCTAGACGATGCCTGCGACGGCGACGAGATTGGCCGTTCCCGCGCCGAGGCGGCAGCATGGGCCATCTTCGTTCGCATGCCAGCAAATACCTTCTGGCGCGCCAACATGGCCAACCTGATGCCGGTTCTGGCGGTGCAAGTCCTGAAATGGCAAGCCGCGAATGAGGCTGAGGACGAAGGCGTGTCGGACGAGCGGTCATTCATGTGGCGCGCGGGCTATTACGACCTCGTTCTGCTGGTCTGCCAGCTTTGCGGTCTGGCCCAAGACCCACGCTTCATCCTGAGCCTCTATGGTGAGACGTACTTCTCCTATGCCGCCGAAATGCATGCCCCCAACACCGTCATTGAGGGGGCTTCGTAATGCCAAATCCGGCAATCGTAGGCATCGGCGGATCTCTCGTAAGCGGCATGTCGGAATCGAAGGCCGCGAACAAGGCGTCGAAGGCACAGCAGGCGGCTGCGGATGCTCAAATCGCTGAATCGCGGCGTCAGTTTGACCTCGTGCAGAGCCTTCTCAAGCCGTATGTGAATGCAGGAAACGCGGCGCTTGACCAGACGCTTGCGCTTCTTGGCCTTGGCGGCATGTCTGCGGTCAACGGGACGCTTCCCGGTATCACGACAATCCCCGGTGCCACGTCCCCGGCTGCGAATGACCCCAAGAATGTTGCGCGCTTCGGCGGAAACGGCGCACGAGATAGCGCGAACCCGAACGCGGGCGCGCAAGTCGTTCAGACACCGGCTGGCCCGAAATACTCGGTCAACGGCCAGATATTCAACACACTTGAGGAAGCGCAGAAGTTTGCCGAGGCAAACCGTACCTACAACAACAATCCAGCTTCGGCGCAGCAAGCGCAGGAGAATGCTATCAACGGCCTTGCCAACGGCGCGCAATTCAAAGCGCTGGTAGGTCAGGGCGAGGAAGCGCTTCTCGCCAACGCGGCGGCAACTGGCGGCTTGCGTGGCGGCGATACGGCTGGCGCTCTCGCGCAGTTCCGTCCCGGCATGCTGCAAGCCCTAATCGACAAGCAACTGGCGAACCTCGGGGGCCTCGCTGCAAACGGCCAGAACGCGGCTGGCATGACCGGAACGGCGGCGCAGAACTCGGGTTCGCAGGTCATCGGCGCGCTTGGTGACCGTGGCGCGGCGCAGGCTGGTGGGTATTTGGCAAGGGCTTCTGCATTCAAGGGAATGCTTGGTGACGTGGCCAACGGGTTTGGCATGGGAAGCGGCACAACCGGTGGGATGGGGACATTCGGCGACTTGTTTAGTTCTAAGAACTGGCTGGGAGGCTTCTGATGATAGCCCCAATCGACTACACAATCGGCGGCCCTAGCCCGATGGACAAGTTGCAGCAAGGTCTGTCGTTCGGACAGGGCATGCGCGCCAACGAACAGGCCATGCAGCTTGCCACCAATCAGGACCAGCGCGCGCAGGCGACATTCGACAATCAGCAGACGGTGTTTGCTCAGGAGCAGGCTGCGGCTCAGGCCCAACAGGCACAGGCCGCGAAGCTGCAAGGCGATCTGGCGGGCCTCAGTGCCAAGGTTGCAGACGGCACAGCGACGTTTGCCGACTTCGCGGGAATTTCTCTGGCCCACCCGGATCTTGCCGCGCAACTGAAAACCGTTTGGGACGGGCAAAGCGAAGAACGCAAGAAAAACGATATTGCGGGCCTTTACCGGGCAGGTGCCGCCATCAAGTCCGGCAAGCCAGAACTCGCCATCAAGGCGCTTGAGGATTACGCGACAGCCGCTGAAAACGCCGGTCAGAAGATGGACGCCGACATGGCGCGGGCCACGGCTGGCATCATCAAGGCAAACCCGTCTGCTGGCCTGACGCAGATCGGCATGCTGCTGCATGGCGTGGATGAGGACGCAGCCAAGGCGTTGTTCGGTGAGGGCAATTCTGACCGCTTCAAGGTGGTCGGTGACAAGCTCGTTGACCTCGGCGCGGATGGTGGCCCGAAGCCAGTGGATCTGGGTGCGGAACTCAGCGGCCCCGATTGGCGCGTGGCTACTCCAGAGGAAGCTGGCCAGTACGGCGCGCAATTCGGCCAGATCAATGCAAAGACTGGCGAATTCAAGCCGATGAACCCGCCATCGAACGGCATCACGATCACCAATCCTGACGGCAGCACCACGCAAATCGGCGGGCCTGCTGGCGGTGGCAAGCCCATGACGGAAGCGCAGGCGAATGCGAACCTGTTTGCGACCCGCATGGAAAAGGCCGACGAAACGCTTGCCAAGCTTGACACGCAGGGCACCGACTTCTTTGCGGCGATTGCTGCCAAAGCGCCCGGTGGAAACTACCTGCTGACGCCAGAATATCAGATGTTCATGCAGGCGAAGCTGGACTTCCTGAATGCTGTTCTGCGCAAGGAAAGTGGCGCGGTTATCGGCGCTGAGGAACTCGCCAAGGGTGACCAGCAGTACTTCCCGCAGCCCGGAGACAGCCCCGAGGTCATCGCTCAGAAGGCGCAGAACCGCAAGACGGCTATTGAAGGCATCAAGGCCGCTTCCGGAAAAGACGCCACCACCTCGGCTTCCGGTTCAGGTTCGCAGACGAAATCAGCGCCGGTCGTGATCGACGGCTACACCATCGAGGAATCGCCCTGATGGCTGAATTTACGATCACTGCGCCGAACGGAAAGAAATACAAGGTCAGTGGTGACACCAAAGAGGGTGCGCTTGCCGCGCTCCAGAAGATGCTAGGCGAAGGCGCTGGAAATGCAAGCCCTTCTAAGCCTGCGCCTGACTACGGACCCCCAATGCCCGAAAAGCCGAAGGGGACCGCTTGGGAGGACTGGACGCAGTACCCAGCGGATGCCTCTCCAGAGACAGATATTCCGATTGGTAAGGACGAGAGCGGAGAGACGGTCTGGCAAACGCGCCTGGGCCATAAGTACGTTCGTACCAAGACCGTTTCCGTTCCAATTACAAAGAAATGGTCTGACGTAACGGCTGGAGATGTTGCCGGGTCCGTAGGCCATCTTGTGGCTGGCATCGGTTCTACCATCAAGGCGGGCGTTACGGCGCCGGGCCGCGCGCTCGCAGGTGAGCCTGTGACGCTTGGCGATGCCATGTCCACGGCTACTCTTGCTGTTCCTGATCTGGTTCCGACCGCCAAGGGAGTGACGCTCGATGCGGCCTCAACGCAGCTTGGCAAGGACGTGGCGGCGGCGAAGAAACTGGATATTCCAGTTTACAGGACAGATGTGAAGCCGCCGACCACCTTCATCGGCAAGAACGTGCAGAAGGTTGGGGAGAGCATCCCCTTTGTTGGGACTGGCGCAACCCGTGCGGCGCAGAGCCAAGCCCGCATCGAGGCAGCGCAGAACCTCGTACGCGAGTATGGCGCTGATGCAATCATCCCCGCGATTGACGACGTTGCGGCTTCAGTTCTTGAGAAGCGCAATACTGATCTGACGAAGTACACGGCGCAGAAAACGGAAGTCATTGACCGTCTCTCGACACAGCCCGTGCCAACTCCGAACGCCATTGCCGCGATTGACGAGCAGATTGCCAAGCTCACGGCGCAGAACCTGCCTGAGTTGAAGCCTGTCATTGCCAAACTTGAGGGCTGGAAAGGCGGACTGGCAGGGCAAACCCTAAAGGGCCTTGAGCAAAACCGCGCGATCATCGGGGACGCGTTCAAGTCGCCAGAGTTGGCATCTGTGCGTGGCGCTGGTGAGAAAGCCCTATCAGCGATCTATGGGCCGCTCCGCGAAGATATGGGCAGCTTCATCAAGGCGACGGGCGAGCCTACGGACTTCGTGAAGTGGAAGTCCGCCAACGCGCAACTGTCAACAATGATGGACGAATTGAAAGACGCGGCACTCAAGCGCGTTTTGCAGAAGGGCGAGGCAACTCCGGAAGTCGTCAAGTCAATGCTGTTCAGCCAGAAGCCGTCCGACATGGCGCGGCTCTATCGCAGCCTGACGCCAGAAGGGCAGGCCCGCGCCCGCACGGCAATTCTGCAAGAAGCCCTTGGCAAGTCCGGCGGCACTCTGGAAAACCTCAGCCCCGAAAGGCTAATTTCATCGCTTCAACGCCTTGATCCGCAAATCCGCACATTCTTCAGCGGGAAGGATCTGGAGGCGGTCAACGGGTTGTCGCGCGCCCTGCAACTGACGCGCCATGCCTCAGAGGCTATCGTCAGCCCGAAAAACGGCATGTCGGTACTCCCGACGGGTATAGCGCTTCTTGCCAGCCACCTCACGGGCGGCAGCGCGCCCGCCGCTGTTGGTATCATGGGGGCCGCTGGTGTCGCCGCCAGGATTTATGAAGCTACGGGCGTTCAGCGCGCTCTGAGGGCCGTGGCGAAGGCGGAGAGCAAGGCCGCACAAACGACAAGCCTCAAGATGCTGGACGCAGCACTCGGAAAGGCTGGCTACACGGTCCCTGCCGTTGAGGCGGCTACAGCGAACGCAAATGCCGGTCCCTATGACCGCCTCTATCAGAGGTACGGCAAATGAACGCCTTTGACCTCATCCGCCGCTTCGAGAGATTCAGCGCAAAGCCATACTGGGACGTGAACGCCTATCGCAGCGGATACGGATCGGACACGGTGACGCTGGCCGATGGCCGCGTGGTTCCGGTTACGCCAGACACGACTGTTTCCCCGGAGGACGCGCAGCGCGATCTGGAGCGCCGCGTGACAACTGAATTCACCCCGCGCGCCGTTGCAAAGGTCGGCCCGGACGCATGGTCACGGCTTTCAGGGCCACAGCAGGCCGCGCTTATCTCGATTACCTACAATTACGGAGAACTCCCTGACAGCGTAGCGGCAAAGGTCACCGCCGGGGACGTGACAGGTACGGCCCAAGCCATTGCGGCTCTTGGCTCTCATAATGACGGGGTGAACGCAAAGCGCCGGGCCGCTGAGGCGCAGATTTTCGCTGGCGGTCAGCTTCCGGATGGTGCGCTTCCATCAGATCCTCAAGCCCGCAATGCCGCGCCGCTCGCTGTGGCCTACCGTTCAGGAAAAATGACCCCCGAAGATGCCGCGCTCTATGAGCAGGGCGTCAAGGAAGGGCTGTTTCCGAAGGTTGACCGCGCGCCGCAGGACGATCCGGCGAACGTATATGCCTCAATCGCCATGAACCGCCCGCGCAATCAGGCACCGCTTGTGCCTCTCAGCGCCGGTCAGCCCGTCAAATCACCCATCGCATTCGGTGCGCAACCGCTCGCCGCCGCGCCTCTCCGCTATCCGGGAATATAGTCATGGCCGTCAATTCAGTCCTTCCGCCGTTCCCGATCTTCACAGATGCCGATGGCAAGCCGCTTGAGGCGGGCTACATCTACATTGGCGATCCGGGTCTAGAGGCGCGGTCGAAGCCAAAGGCATCGTTCTTTGACGCGGCCATGACCGTTCCAACCGGCACGGCATCTGGCGCGGCTGTGCGCACGATGGGCGGCTATGCGGTCTACAACGGATCGCCTGCAATGCTGTACGTTGACCAAGATTGCTCGGTCACTGTCACGGACAAGAACGGCGTGGTGGTTTACACGACGCTGAACCGCACAGCCATATTCGGCACCGATGCAGTAGTTGGCCCGATCCTTGCCGCAGATGGCAACCTCGCTGCTGCTGGCCTCAGCTACGCCAGCGAGCCGACCACCGGCCATGTCCGCTCCGGGGCAGGAGCCGAGGACGACATTGTTCTAGGGGTTGCTGTTTCCCGTCGCACCGTGAACGGCCAGGAGTTTCTCCTCCCTGTCACTATCGACGCTATCCGCACGGTAACTGATCTGAACGTCCTGACCAATGGCGAGGGCGTTGTCGCCTTTACCAATGCCGCGACCGGCGCTGAGGCGGGGTCATATACAGCAACGATGCGCTACCGTGGCAACGGCTCTATTGCCATTCAGGAAGCGTTCATTCCCGGAACCGGCTATCGGCTGCGCACCTACGCGGCTTCTACTTGGTCGGCATGGGGCGCTCAAACTGCTGCGATGGGTATCCCCGCCTTTGGACAGACGCTTATCGGGTCTGCTGATGCCGTGGCGGCGCGAGCAACACTCGGGGCGCAACCGGCCGCACAGACAGGGGCTGGCGTCGGTCAATTCGTGTCGCTTGGGATTGGCACCGGTACGGCATTGGTCCTGCCAGCGGGCGGCACATGGGCATGGTGGTACAAATCCGAAAACACAACCTCGGGCGTCAGCACGGCAGTAGCCACCGGGGTTTCTGCGGGCGGCACAACCATTGTCACCGGGTCCGCTGGCATCGCTCACCTTGGCTTTGCATGGAGGATCGCATGACGCTCACGGTACAATATCGCCGCCTAGACGGAACGTTCATCGCGACTGTCAATGGCCTCCCCTATCACATCGTTCAGGGCGACCCTCGCTATGCCGATGCGCAGGTTGTTGGAGCCAATGCGCCACTTGAACCCGTGCCAGACCCGGCTCCGGTTGAATCGCCGCTTCTGAGCAAGGTCCAGTGGAAGTTTTTCCTCTATGTGACCGGCTTTGACCAAGCCGCGAATGCGGCGCTTACTGCCATGCCGAAGACCACGCCTCAACAGATTGCAACATGGGCTGGCATGAAGGCTGTCATCGAGGACAGCGCCTATTACCGCCTGTCTGTCGCACTGCAACTCGTCGCGTCGGTGCGCGCAATGAACCTGCCGGGCGTCACCTTGCCGACCGATGCCGAGGTCGCGACGGCCTGGGATCAGGCGGCAAACTTCCACGGCTCACAATCGCTTGGCGCAACATAAGGATCGAGAAAAATGGCAACTGTAAGCCCTGTAAAGACCAGCGGAAAACAACTCTCCACGCCGGACTACGGCAAGGAAATCTACCAGTGGACCCCCATGGCGGACGGCGACACGCTTCTTCCGCTGATCACCAATGGCCCCGGCGTTCTGGCTGGCTCTATTCAGTTCTCCGGCACATTCGGCGGCACTTGCAAGCTGCAAGGATCGAATGACGGCACCAACTGGGTGGATCTGAAAGATACCGGCGGAAACGCGATTTCGACGG